AACGTTGCGCTCACCCACCTTGGTAGGCACCTTGGCTTTCCATCCGCCAAACTTAATCTCAACAAAGGTGCCAGTCGAGTTCTTAATCATGTCTTGTAAATACTCGGCGTCAAAGAAGATACTGCCTGAGAAGTCTGGACCTTTCTCAAACTTCTTTTCGACTTGGTGCCAAAGGGTTCCTGAGTTTGGTTGTTGTTCGTATGCCATGTGTTTACTCCTTAGTTAATGCTGTTTTGCGTGCTTTGAATGTAGCCATCAGTTCTGTGTACTGGGTGGGGTACTCTTGTTTCATCTTCTCAAAGATGGTGTGATTGACCTTGAAGATGTTGACGCAATCTTCTGGGCTGTTGGCCACATCCAATAGGATCTTGGCTGAGTCCATGATGAGTGCATCCCATTCACCTTCGCCGGTAATCTTGATCTGCCAATCGCCTGGCTTACCTTTCATGTCCAACTGCTTGACTTCTGGCTTAGGTGCGGGCTTGGGCTCTGGTTTAGGTTCGGCCTTTGAAGGGGCTTTTGGCTCGGCTGCATCCACTACGTCATTTTCCAAAACGTTCATGGCCAGTAAATATAAATAGCGACGAATGTACGTATGTGTGGCGCCCAAATTTTGGATGGACTGCACCTTACCCATGTCCGCATACACCAGTGGCGTTGTGAATACGATCTGCCCCTCAGAATCCGCATCATGGATAGTCAGGGTAGCCGTATCCGTGTTGAAGTTAATCACTTCGCACAGACCCAGATCGTTAAAGATTTCAGTTACTTCTGGCAGGAAGTCGGCCAACTCAAAGTAATTAAACTTTGCAAAGCTGTTCTTGCCAGACTTTCCCAGTGGTGTTTTATGCAGTTTGGCGCGTGCCGCTTGCAGTTTTTTATAGACGTTCATTGAAAGGGTTCCAGTTAAAAATTGCACGCAAGATTCGATGGTGCGTGTGTTGCGTTTTGGTAATGGAGGCGGCATAACTTGGTGTGCGAAAGGCTTCATCCATGGTTCTTGGTGTTAGTTGAGTGCGTGCAAGACGCATTACAAAGGCTTCGTAGCTCATAAATGGCTGACGTAGACATTGACAAACTTACATGCGTATTCGTAGATCAACTGCGGATCATCTTCAGCACCGGCGCAGAAGCTATCGTTCTGAGCAAGGGCAAGCATAAATTCCAAGATCAATTCTTCACGTGTTTTCATTTTGGTTCCTTTAGGTAGTTTTGGTATTGCGTGCACATGGCACTTACTTGGCAGAAGCTCGCGCAGCGGGTGCGTTCGCCTAAACGGACTTCGAGTTCAAACCCTTTGCCCGCATCTTCGAGTGCTTGGTTTGCATCTTCTTCTGTGTTATGGAGGGACTTAGCGCGAACATTCCCAACTTTGCGTAGAGCCCATGTAGTTTTCTTTTCCCACATTTCGTCAGGTGTGCACTCAGGTAAATCTTCCCCCATCTCGGCGGCCATATACGCATTGGAATGTAGATGGACTCTTGCTTTAATAAAATCCTCGCGGACTTGAAACGGCCAGAGATTGACATCAATGACCTTAATTGGGGCTTCTGGATAGCCCGCTTTAACTTGCGCATCACGCCTACTCCAATCACGAATGATGGCCACAATCTCGACCTTCTTCACTGGCTCACCTTTGACTTTCTCAATGAGCCATGCGTACAGGTTGAGCTGCTGCTCCCAATCTGCTTTCTCATTCATCACAGCCCACGCGCCCGTAGTCTTGTAGTCTGAGACGATGATTCCATCTTCCTCAATCCGTTGGAGATCAACTGCACCAGAGATATCCCATCCATCTACGTTGGCGTGTATGCGCTGTTCGATGACGTGGTTATCGTCCTTGCCTTGTTCCAAGACTGAGTGGATGGCAGTGCCAAAGATTGCCCAGACTTTATCTGCGACATCCTCTTCCAATTCATCCCAGTGGCGTTTGCGCAATTGAACAATCCGTGGTGAGGATAGAGCCTCAGTCACAGAAAGGTGCGCCTTACCCTTGGTATAAGTTGGCCGGTTCAGTACATTCACTATCGTCTGCGGTAGGTTGTACTTGTTCGTTACCTTCATTTGGTTTCCTTTTGTTTGCGAATACAGCTCGTAACGGCGAGCCTCCGTGTTCTGGGATCTCTTCGACCAATGTGGTGTAAGCTGTTGCCGTTCTCTGGCACGTTACTTTCACTCTCACTGAGCCTTCTCTGCCCCATAAATCCTTTGTTAAATCCAAGATCACTTGCGCCCTCTCCTGCACTAGCAATCCACTTTCATCTTTCAAATCATCTCCTTTCACTTGTAGGATAAATCAAACTCAATTAGAATGCAACACATTGTACCCATCTTTTTTCATGTGTGATGTATGTTAACAATAAATTTACCGTATCCACCTAGTGTTAATACGTACTGGCTGACCAGTGGCAAGCGCCGTTACATCTCTAAGCGGGGGATGGAGTTTAAGGCAGCCGTGGTAGAAATCTGTCAGAACTTACCCTCATTTGGGACTGCAGCCGTTGAAGTTTCCGTGCTGTTTCACCCGAGGGATAAGCGAATCATGGATCTGGACAACTCACTCAAGGCCATTGGGGATAGCTTGCAGGACGCCGGTATGTTTGAGGATGACTCCCAGATCTGGAAGTGGACGATAGAGCGTGGTGAAAAGATCAAAGGTGGTGGTTGTACTGTTGTAATTAAACCGTATAGGGCTACAATGTAATTGCCCTGCAGTTGCTAGTTGGGCTTTCCTTTTGGTTTGGATTAGGGATGGTGTAACAGCCATCCCTTTTTTTGTAGTATTATCGCGCTGCTGGACCTTCATCCAGTTTCCTGTCGCACACCTCCTCCGTGCGTTTAGAACCCCTGGCTTCGGTCGGGGGTTTTTCTTTTGTCACTCCAAACGTTTGGAGTGACGATGTGATAAATTAAGATTGTTGGTGGTAAAACGGGTTAGCTCCGTTGTGTTTCCTTAGTTCGGTTTTCACGAAAGCACTGCTTCATGTGCCCACCAACAACTTATTTTGCGTAGGGTCTTGACAAGACCAGACTGTTAGTGTTTATAATTTCACCGTTGCTGTCGGAGGCAATGACTTTGAGGCCGTTTACACATGCGTTCCGCTTTACTTAATGCTTTCTGTGGGGAGAGATATTAAGCAAAGCTCCGACCGGACGCAGTTGTAAGCGGCCTTTTTGTTTTTGAGACTGGGATTGTGTTGCGGGTTAGCGCCGCAAGCTCCTAAAAGTGGACGAAATGTTTTGAAAAACACTGCTTCATGTGAACAGTCCCAGTCTCTCCTCCTACTCAGCCGTACTCCGCACGATAGCAAGCACCTGCATGGGTGGCGCGGAAGAAAACACGCGTATCAGCAAGACCAACTGATGCGTTCCAGACTAACTGTGGTACTGGAGCAGGCTTGAGTGAATGTGAACAGCGTAAGCACTCAACCCGATGAAACAGTCGTCTATGACGGGCACGCCAGTGATGGCAGCCAGTTAGCTGAGAGCGCACCGAAGCGGCCTCCCAGTGGACACGGTGATACGAGTGGATTTCAAGCCCCCCATTCACCCTGCGTAGCTTTCAAAGTTTTACGTAAGGAGATGAAAGGTTTGCGATTCATGTGTTATATTTTAATTGTACGGAGGAAGAATGAAAGACGATGACGATATTCAAGACTATGTTCGCCCTTGGAAAGGATTGACAAACGAGGATCAATCTTTTGTGTACGACCAAGTAAAACAGATTGTGGGCGGCAAACCATTTTGGGTGAAGTTTGCAGATGCTATTGAAGCCAAACTCAAGGAGAAGAATACATGATTAAAGGATTTGACCACGTTGGAACAGATCACCAGTGCAATGTTTGCCAGTGTGATTTCACAGATGACGAGGGCGGTGTGCAGGGATACCTTGGCATTCTGCCAGTGGCCTTCTGTCCCACTTGCTTTGCCGGTTTATGTGACATGGTGGGGCAGCTCGATGACCGCGAGTGGGAAAGTCTGACCGATGAGGAAATTGAAAACGCTATTGACGATGGCTTTGCCTTTGGTCTGAATGATGGAAATATTTCAAACGCAATGGTGATTCGCTATGTTCGGGTTATTGAAGCAAAACTAAAGGAGAAGAACCATGAAGGTGAGGACTAACCGCAGGCGCGTACTGGCCAAGCTCGGCTACAACAACAGAATCAAATGGTTGATCGCGCCCATTCTGGCTAGAGCAGCCAAGATACGCGAACGCAATCAACGCATCAAAGCACAAGTGGACAAAATGTTTCCGGAGTTAGCATGACACCAATTGAAAAATTCACAACATTCATAGATGACAAGCCCAGGTTCTTTAAGAAAGACAAGATGTGGTTTATCAATAACTGGCACGTGGTTGAAGCGTTTGAGAACGTTGCGCTGCGCCTCATCTCCATGGGACGCAAGCACTACTCAGCACGCACCATCGTTGAAGTATTGGTTCACCAGAGTAATGTCAGAGAGCTCAACGGAGAGTTTAAGATTGGCAACGACAACGCACCAGACTTAGCGCGTGTGTTTGTTGTGTTGCATCCAGAGTGGGTGGACTTCTGGGAGTACAGAAGACCAGACTGGACAGCATTCAAAGCCCAGTTTGAAAAACCCGTGGAAAGAAAATGAAAGAGTATTTAAAGACTAGGTTAGCAGCCTTGCGCACGTTGTACCGAGATACTGGTGAGGGTGAATACATGTACCGCATCTTAGAAGTTCAGCGCGCCTTGTTGCAGCTCTCCCTAAAGGAGCGACCAGAGGCAGCAGCAAACGAGCCACGCACCAAGTGGCAACCTGTAATCACGAAAGGAAAGAAATGAATCCCAATGACCACCAAGTAGGCGGCACACACTACAAAGACATGGTAGTGCAGCCGTGGGAAGTGATGGAGCGATTGCTCTCGCGTCAGGAATTTATTGGGTACTTGAAAGGCAATATCATTAAATACGGTATGCGTCAAGGCTTGAAAGACTCTGATGATGGCGGCAAACTGGCGCACTACGTAGCCAAGTTGGATTCGGTAACTGGCAACAATGCACCCTTCTGAAAGCAGACCATGAATGATTCTGAACTAAGCGTATGGGAGAGAGCCATGGGTTGGCGTAAGCGGCAGATGGTGAAGTCCCAGATCAACGAAGTATCCGAAGCGATACGCAACAACACGTTAGAGGAGGTGGCAAAAGAGTTTGAAAAAATGAAGAATGGTGGGGATACTACTCATAGTTTTGCGGTATATGTACGCGCCATGAAGCGAAAATAAAATTAAAATACACCTATAACAAAAGGAAAAAAATGAAGGTCAGCATAGACAGTATCCGCATTGACGGAGGCACACAAACCCGTGAGCTAATCAACGAGACAACAGTTGCGCAGTACACGGAAGACTTGTTAAGTGGTTGCATATTTCCACCCATAGAAATCTTTGACGATGGTGTCCACAAATGGTTGGTCGATGGCTTCCATCGTTTGTTTTCACACAAGAGAGCAGACTTTAAAGAGATAGAAGTTAAAGTCCACCAAGGCACGCTAAGAGACGCGCAGCTTTATGCTCTGGGCGTGAACGACAAGCATGGTTTGCAACGAACCAATGCAGACAAGCGCAAGGCGGTAATGATTGCGCTCAATGATTTGGAGTGGCAGGATTACAGCGATACCAAGATAGCTCAGATTTGTAAAGTGTCCGCTACATTTGTGGCCAAGTGTCGCAAGCAAGCCAACATCGAACGGCCTGCTGAGAAGACTTACACAACCAAGCACGGTACAGAAGCCAAGATGGACACCACCAAGATTGGCAAACCCAAGCCCGAGAAACCCGCCAAGGTTGAGCCCGCACCAGTGACGGAGTTGGCACCACTTGAGAAGTACACTGAAGATGATCAGCTTAACGAGCTGTCCCATGTCAATACTGAATTGCATGCGGAGAACCTGAAGCTCCACGATAAAATGACCGTGTTGTCTGGCGATCAGGAAGTTATCAATTCGCAGTTTGAATCACTGCGTTCACAGATCACAGGGTTGGAGGCGGAGATGAAGGCCGTCAAGAATTCCCGTGATCAATTCCAAGCCAAGAATGCTGACCTGATCAAACAGGTTAACTACTGGCGCAAGCGTGCAGAGAAGGCCGAGAAGACAAAGTAACCCGATGCTGGGCGGTTTCCCAGTTGTATTAGGAGGATTGAATGTTAGAACTACGCACCCACCAACAGGAAGTGGTGGATCAACTGTCTCAGGGATTTAAAGATGGCCACCGCTGCCAACTGCTTTATGCACCTACGGGATTTGGCAAAACAGAAGTGGCGATGTCCGTCATGCAGAAGGTATCGCAGAACTATAAGAAGACCGCCATGGTCTTGGATCGTATTGTTCTGGTGGAGCAAACCAGTCTGCGATTAGGTAAGTACAAGATACCCCACGGGGTTATGCAGGCACAGCACTGGCGTTATCGTCCGATGGAGCGCATACAAATTTGCTCTGCTCAGACGCTAGAGAAACGCAAGATCATTCCAGACATAGACCTGATGATCATTGACGAGTGCCACATCCAACGTAAGGGTACAGTCCAGTTAATCAAAGATAACCCGCAGCTCAAGGTCATTGGGCTAACCGCCACGCCATTCACCAAGGGCTTGGGCAACATCTACACCAACATCGTAGGCGCGTCCACCACGGGCGATCTGATTGAGAAGGGTTGGCTTACAGCTCTCAAGGTGTTCATTGCCAAAGAGATCGACATGACTGGGGCAAAGAAGGTCGCAGGCGAATGGTCGGCAGATGAAGTGTCCACCCGAGGCATGCAGATCACGGGTGACATTGTGTCCGAGTGGGTTAAGAAGACGCACGAGATATTTGGTAAGCCACGCAAGACCATTGTGTTCTGTTCTGGCGTAGACCACGGCAGGGATTTGGCTAAAGAGTTTGCTGCAGCCGGATATAACTTTATCTCCATCTCTTACAAAGAAGACGATGAGTTCAAGCGTGCCACCATTGAAGACTTTGCCCGCCCAGATACCACCATCCATGGATTGATTGCCACCGATATCCTGACCAGAGGTTTTGATGTGCCAGATGTGATGATTGGTGTGTCAGCAAGGCCGTTCAGTAAATCGTTTAGCTCTCACGTTCAGCAGTTGGGTCGCGTCATGCGCCCGCACGACACCAAAGAATATGGCGTTTGGTTGGATCACTCAGGCAATTACTTGCGTTTCCGTGAAGACTGGGACAAGTTGTATGCGGATGGCGTGACTGAACTAAAGGAAAGCGGAGAGTCAGCCAAGAAAGAACCCAACGAGAGGGAGAAGAAGCAGTCCAAGTGTGCGTCATGCGGATCATTGTGGACGTCAGCCACCAGAATCTGCGCCCACTGTGGGTTTGAGCGTCCCAATATGCGGGAGGTTAGCAAAGTCCCAGGCGAGTTGCGTGAGTTGGAAGCGGCTAATCGTAAGCTCCATATCGACAATCAGGATTTCTATTCTCAAGTTTTGTTCTACGCAAAGACCCGTGGCTATAAGGATGGATGGGCAGCGCACAAGTACAAAGAAAAGTTTGGCGTCTGGCCGAGAGGATTGCAGGAGAAGATGCAACCACCATCTCCAGAGACTATGGGTTGGATTAAATCCCGCGTGATTGCATACGCAAAGGGTCGTGCTAAATGAACTTCCACCAGTTTGCAGAAACCCATGGGCTTATCATTAACAATCTTGTCATGGACAAATGGATGCGAGTTCCCACCATCGACCACCCAAACAAACGCAATGGCGCGTACATCTTTGACGGGCAGTCTGGTGCAGTCCAGAACTGGGCAGTCCATGAGAAACCCATTTCGTGGCACTCCAAAGAACCATTTAAACCTGATCCAAACTTTGCACTCAAGCGGGAGAAAGCCACCCAAGAGAAGCTCGCACTCCAACAGAAGGCGGCACAACGCGCCCACCAGTTGATTAAAAAGAGCGTGATGGATCAACATCCTTACTTGATTAAGAAGGGATTTGATACAGCCAAGGCGTATGTGTGGGAAGATAAGCTCGTCTTGCCCATGCGCGTAGACCAGAAGTTGGTTGGTTGCCAGATCATTCAGCCAGATGGGACAAAGAAATTCCTTTTTGGTCAGAGGACTAAAGGCGCGTCTCTCACCATAGACAATAAAGGTCGGGACATTCTGTGCGAGGGGTTTGCCACCGCGTTGTCTGTCAGGCGTGCGCTCAGAGAATTGAAAGAACGATACACCATCCATGTGTGTTTCTCTGCGGGCAATATGTTGGAAGTGGCTAAGGGGAAAGTGAACCCGCTAGTCATTGCTGATAACGATCCAGTTGGCTTGCGTGTGGCAAAGAAGATTGGGGAATATTGGGCGTCCACCAGAGAAGGTGAGGACTTTAATGATGCGGAGATGAGAGAGGGAACGGCAGTCGTCTCCCAGTCTCTCATTGCATTTCTAGGGCGGTAGGGTGCGCTGCTATTCCGTTTGGATGGCGGGAATAGTAGACGCCCTCCAGTAGAAGCATACCCTGCATGAGTTGAGTAGCGAGAACGTCCGCCTGATTACATTCACCGATTACCTCAGTGGATATATCAATGCGTCCGTCCTCGTGCTCGTGCATATAAATGATTGCGAAACCCATCAGGTTGCCTTTGTTTGATCGTCCGCCAGATAATCTATACCTTTTCTGGTAAGGGCGCAAGTCTTGGCTCTGGAGTCCTTATCGCTCTTGGACAGGGCGATGTACCTGTTTTCTAGCAGCCACTTCATGGTTTTGTGCAGGGTTGCAGGCGATCCGATCTCCCGATAGACCGCCAGATTATTGCACTCCATCACTTCGCAGGGTAGGCCGTCCGCCACCATTTCGCGCAGAAGATCAAGCATCAGCTCGGCATGATTGCTCATGCCTTTAGCCGTTCGTTTGTCGTGGTGTTGTAAGGGCGTCAAACCGCGTCTCCCAGTTCTTCCTCAATGACTGCCATCGCGGTACAAACATCGTTCCAAATTGCGTCAAATTGTTCGTCACCTTCTGGGATAAGGTCGGCTCGGTATGCTTCGAGAGCGTCCCAAACGATGCTGAGTTGTTCTTTTATATCGTGCATGGTGTCACCTCTGTAATTCCTGTAACTAAATAGTCGTGCGTGTCTGGTTGATACTCGTCCCACAAAAAGTTTGTGCCATGTTCCGTAAATGCTTCTTCAATTTCGCGTGGAATGTAATAGTCGGGTACTTCAATCGTGACCTTGCGGGGTGCTACCAAAATGACTGTGGCTGTATAGGTTTTCATTTCAGTCCTCCATTTCTGTTTCAAGTTGTGCGCTTTCTGGGTGTGAGTACGCTTGTAGTGGGGTGTCCATGTGGGAAAAGGCATAGTCCAATTCCCCAATCAATTTCTGTATGGCGTCCTGCTCGTTGTCGCCCATGACGTAAACATCTATTGTTGTTTTCCAAACTTTCATTGCTTCTCTCCCAAGTTGAGATGCACCCATTCGTCAATCTCGTCCACCATGGTGATGGCGTGGATGTCGTGATCGTTGAAGGTATAAACCTCGGTTTCGGGGTTGCACTCTTGAAGCAGTGCGATTAGTTCTTTAACTTTCATTTGTTTTCTCCTGAGCTATTTCGATAAATTCATCTTCATCAAAAGTAACGAGTTGGCCAGTGTGATAGTTGCCACCAATTAAAAACTCTGCGGCATTACCACAAACTTTTGAATAATCTTCGGCTGTGTTGGGGTCGTAAAACCGTTCACCAACTTCAAGATTTTTAAATTTAATTCTCATGTCGTGCCCCTCTCGCGTATTTCAATGCGTCCTCCCAGACGCCATGCGCGTCCGCCAGACCTGTGTAGTATTCAGAGTAATCCTCATAAAAGGCTTTTGAGAAATCATCAAAGCTCAGTAGATACAAACGCACCACCTCACGCGGTGCGTCCGACACGTTGCGGTCATACGCTTCTATGAATTCCAAATCATCGGGTGTTAGTTCTCTGGTCATGATTTCACCAACTCGCCTGATAGAAAAAATCCCAGTCTTTTAGGTCGGGGTTGGCTAGCACTTTGGAAAGTCCGTCCACTGTCATTTCTAAGTTTTCCCAATACCAGTCGTCCACCTCTTTATTGCCAAAGAAAAATCCACTGGTTGGCGGTAGTATTTCGGCTGCATTTTCCCTGTCCGCCAGTGCCTTTTTGCAGGCGTCCACCAGTTCTTGCAATTGCTCGGTCGTCACCTCGTACTCTTTGCAGTCGTCCTCGCCATCCTGCACGTTTTCGACAATCCACCCATGGATTGCGTTAGCCTTGCGCCAATACATGGCTTCACACTCCACGCCTTTAACGCGCATACCATTTGTGCCAATGTCTAGCTTGTCGATGGCGTCCGCAACTTCTTTGTCGTTCTCGTTGGAACTCCAGAGATACCGCCTACCTGTTAAATACATATCTAAGCCCATAATAATCCTCCGTTTGGTTAAGACCCGCATCACGCGGGTTTCGGCTCGTCAAGCCTCATCAGTTAACCTTGCCTCCGCGCGTCCGCGTTCGATCAGTTCCCGCGCTTGGGCGCGTTCGTCTATGGCTTCTGCCTCTAGCATCCTGCGCAGGGATTCGCCCGCTTTGCGTCCCTTCTCGTAGGCAAAGCCCGCATTGATGTAGTCCGCTTCACTGTGCTTCATGGCTCACCTCGTCCAGTTCTTCGATTTCGGTTTCTGTCCAACTGCCGTAATGCAAGTAATCGCCCTCATCGCGTTGCAACATTCCAAGAGCTATGTTTTCAGCTTCATCGCGTCCCTCAGCTTGGACTTCGTAATGCGCCCAAGTTTCATATTTAAAAGCTACTTGATAGGTTTTCATTTGATTTCTTCCTGAATGTATTTATTGGCTTCTTCTTCAGTGTCAAAGGCTAAAAAGTCGCCATTGGCATCTATGTATTCGCCTGCAAAAGTTTTGCCATAGATAGCCCAGATGTCACCCACTCGCTCGGTTTCCCAATATTGGGGCTCATGTAGTCCACCATCTTTATAAATTTCATGCACAAGCTGATGGCACAATGTTTCGCCCGCGCCTGTCAACCGCGCCAGTTCTGCGGGATGGTTGTCCTCCAAAAGTTCTTTAATCTTTGCCTTTAGTTCTGCGCGTTGTGTTTGCTCGTCCACCAGATAAACGCGGGGCAGATCAATCCACCATTCGTAATCGTCCATTCCCTTGACTGGGTCAACTTTGTAAACGTTGACCTGAAACCATCCGTCCTCATCCGGTGAATGAATGTTGAATGAATGGGTGTCTGTGCCGTGCCACCAATCGCGGTCGCGGATAATCTCGGGCTTGTATTGCTCAATCAAAGCGTTTGCAATTTGTGCCAGTTCTTCGTTTGTTATGCCGTTTCCAATTTGTGCCAGTTGTTCGTCTGTCATGCTAGTTCTCCCTGTTGGTTGTTCGTATATTGCGCGTCTAGTTCTTCGTCTGTCGGCTCGTCCACCACAATACTCAAGACGCGCACGCCATCAAAAATTTCGACAATTTCGTATTCAATATCTGCCTTGTCTAGCAGTTCGTAAAGGTTGAAGGGGCTCATGTCAAAACTCCCTTTTGAATTGGTCAATGGTTAAATACTTAGCAAAAAACTGTCCACCAGTTTTTCTAAAACCCGCGTACATCGTGCGCCCTTCCGCGTTGCTATGTGATGCCTCGCCCACCAAAAACGCGCCATTTGAGTGGGCTCTGGGTGGCACTGCTTCCAACATTTGCCAGTACATTTTTTCTGTGGTCTGTATCCAGTCGGCAGGGTGTGCGTCCATTGCATCCCAGAGGGGTTGCCATTCAAGGGGTGCGGTCAATACTGGCTCGCCACACTTGGGACAATCGTCCGTGGTTTGTCCCACCAGTCCGCCAATATTGGACACTTCGCCACAGTGCGGGCAGTTTACAAAATCAATCATGCCGTTGTCTGCGTCCGTTCCGAATGTCATCAGGTGCGTATTCATTAAATCTTCAGCTTCTGACTGGGTGTCGAATAGGTTATTGCCTGCGGGGTCGCACACATAGTCGCCCAGTTCTGCGCCCTCTGTATGCTCTACCATGTAGCCGTCTTTGGTTTTGATAATTTGCAGTTTCATGCTGTCACTCCTTCGTTTTGGTTGGTCAATTTGTTGATGTCATCGCACAGCTCACCCAGATTAAAAACGCACCTAAAAACGATGCCTCCGCCATACTGTTTATTGTGAAATTTGCGCCCACCCAGTTGGCGTGCGCGTGCCAGTGCAATACTGTATTTGTCGCTAATCCATGGTTCAGCGTTCAATTCTGCGGGCGTGTTCAGCTTCAGAAAATGGCAGACAAAACGCGGGTTTCCGTTTACGTCATTGCTTACGCGGGTGAAATCGTTTTGGGTAATCATGGTGTTAGTCCTTAAATTGAAAACAGGGTCACAGTGAGAAAATACAGGGTCACAAGCACGCAAAACGCGCCCACCCATACCACCCAAGCGGGCGGTTCAAATAACGGCTCTGGTGCGGGTTTGTAGGTCTGGAAGTGGTTGTAATGTTTCATTTGGTTTGATCTCCGATTAGTTGGTACATGTTCCACCCACAGGTCACGACCTGAGAGCCGTTTTTTAAAAGTTCGTCAATCATGCTTTTGTCGAATGAGTGCCATCCTTCCCAGTTGGCAGGGTGTCGGCAGACCTCAGACCATCCGCGCAGTTCATGCTTGGCGTGGTAGGCAATAGTTGGGTTGTCCATGGTTTGACCTTTCAAAATAAATTCATGGTGGTGTCGATCTGGGGCATGGTCTGGCGTTCTAATCTGAACATTTCCGCCTCAGTTGGGAAGGGGTCGCGGGGCTCAAAGCCCGCTAAGGTTTCAGGGTGGCAGAAAAACAAAACCTCACCAGTTGCGCGGTGGTGGCTGCATTGCTCGCGCTTTGGGCAAGTAATGCCCCACGCTTGACCGGTGCAGGTTTTCATGATGTGCCTCAGACGTAGTTAACTGTTAAAGTGGTGCAGTCGGCTAAAAGCCCGCAAACCTCGCACTGGTTGAAGTCTGTGCCGTCATCGTCTGCAACATCAAAAACGCGCACCAGTGGCGTTTTAATGTTGAAGTGTTTGGGCAGATTTTGTTCCCACTCCCAGAGTTGTGCGCCCTCGTCATCGGTCAAGCCGGACTCATCGTCATTGATAAGGGCGGACACAAAGTGTTTGGCGATCTTGTAAGTGTAGGTTTGCATGGTTTAACTCCAGTTGGTTTGTAGGATGGCAAAAAAGGCGCATGAGATGGCAGACAAGCCCGCTACTGTGGCGAGCACTGGGGAAGGTTCACCCATGGCAATGGAGGCGAGATAACCCGCAAAACAAATAAAGGTTTTGAAGGCTAAATAAATGGTTTCAAGGTATTGGTGCATTTTGTAAACTCCTAAAGTTGGTGGGAATCCTCCAGGCCCTGGAGGAAATCCAATTATTTTGGCAAGTGAATCAGGGTTGCAAAGTCTCCGAGCTCATCAAAGCCCAAAGCCTCACACACTACGCGCACTGTTGATTCGTAAGCCAGTTCAGCGCGTGCATATCGGGTCGCGCGCTCTGGTTGGTCGAATGTCTCGGTCACGTTTTGAAACCGCCCGTTATCGGCATAGGTCACAGTTACGTTAAAGGTCATGGTGTGGACTCCTTAGATGGTGATTACTGGTTGTTTAACTTCAACGGCAAAACCCAAGCGTTTAGCCTGTCGGATGGTGTCGAGTGATAGGGTTTTAGTCCCTGCAATATTGGCGAATACTTGGGCGGTTTCGTTCACTGGGTAAAACACTTGATTGCCATAGTTGCTTTTTGCTTCAATGATGAGGGTTTGTTTCATGGTGGTTTCTCCGAGGGTTTAAAGGAATGACAAGCCAGTTACGCGGAAGCATTTACCCGATGACAACTCAATGTCCATCGTGCCGAATGAGTGAACCGCGAGGATGGTTACTTGTTGCACTTTGCCGAAAATGTGCATTGTTTTAATCTGTCCGACCTGTGGGGTTTTCATAAACAAACCTTGTGTGATGTCATGGTGTTGCATAGTGTTTTCTCCTGTGGTGTATGACACATTACGATGGTGTTTGCGTGTCATGTGTGACAGTATATGCCACAGGTTTAATTGATTGCAAGCGTTTTATTTGTTTTTTTTGCAACTAAAAACCCTAATGGTTTTATATCCAGTGGTTCACTGGTGCGCGGGTAATGGGCGCGAGGGCTTGCGCGTGCGGTTTGTTCAATGTACGATATACTCGTTTCATACCCTACCAAGTACCCTATGACTATGACCAGTGAAAGTAAAAAGCCCGCTACCCGCACTCGGATGAGTAGGGCTCAGATTGCACAGGGGTTAGATCAATTCCCAGTAGAAGTGTTACTCACTGGCACAGGGAAGAAATCAAATCTCACACACAAGCAGAAACAATTTGCTCATGCAGTAGCTCTTGGCGATACCAAAGCGGACGCCTACCGCAAAGCATACAAGAGCAAGGCAAAGCCCAAGGCGGTGGGTAATGCGGGCTCTAGGTTGGCAAAGCATGATGGAATAGCGCGGGAAGTGGAAGCCATACAGGTGGCAATAGAAGCGACGAAATATCAAAATGCTGGACAAATAAAGGCTCTTGTTGTCCACCAGTTGACCCAACACGCACTCAATGAGGACAATCCACCCGCGCAGAGAATCAAAGCCCTAGAGCTTCTGGGGCGCACGCACGATGTGGGGCTCTTTGTGGAATCACGCGCACCGATCGCAATCAATAGTTCGATGGATATCAAAGCGCGACTGCTCGATCAGCTCAAGACATTCATTCGTGCGGACGTGGAGGACGTAGAGGACAAGGGCGCGGACTCGTTACTGGCTGAGTTGTCTGGGGAAAAGACCCCCGCGCCTCTTGACGCGCGCGCGGACACCCCCCCGCACGCCCCACCCCCCGCGATCGACCGCGTTGCCGTCAGCCAGGCTACGCATAGTATTCCACTCACCCGATCCACATCAGAAACCATCGAAGATGTTTCTACAAAAGATAAACGTGACTCGCAAGTCATTGATTCTATTGAAGAAAAAGTTCTCACTACAAACGTTTGGAGTGAGAAAGAGGGGGAGGGGGTAGTTGATTTTCCTAGCGCAGAGGGAGATATTCCTACAGAAACACCCCCCCTTGATGATTCTGGGTCCCCTACTACGGGTAGGAATAGTTTTCGGGTGAAGCGATGACTCCCCGTCAGAAGGATATCTATATGGTGATTGATGAGTTTTGGAAGAAGTATGGATACGGTCCTTCCATAGATGAGATCATGTACATCACGGGCGATAAGGGGCGGGGGAATGTCCATCGGATCATGACGAGACTATGTGAGTTGGGCCACTGTAAGCGCGTACCTGACCGAGCGCGGACTGTACGGCCTTTGGGGATTCGGGTTAGGGATCTATGAAGATAGAGCAGATACAGGAAATGATAGATGCGCTGCCGGTGAATGAGCAGGAGCAGCTACTTACCCTTGCGAATGAATATCAGGCGAGTTTGAAGCGGGAAAAGGCGCACGTAGACTTTATGAGTTTCGTTGGGATGATGTGGCCTGGGTTTATTAACGGGCGGCATCATAAGGTGATGGCTAAGAAGTTTGAAGAGATCGCGGAAGGCAAGACTAGGCGGTTGATCATTAACATGCCACCTCGGCATACTAAGTCGGAGTTTGCCTCATTCCTTCTCCCAGCTTGGTTCCTTGGAAAGTTTCCTGGTAAGAAGATTATCCAGTGCTCAAACACGGCGGAGTTGGCGGTTGGGTTTGGACGGAAGGTCAGGAACTTGTTGGACTCGGATGTCTATACGAAAGTCTTTCCTGGGATCGCCTTGAGGCAGGACTCAAAAGCGGCTGGGCGGTGGGCTACGAATAAGAGCGGAGAGTATTTCGCTATCGGGGTCGGGGGTACTGTGACGGGTAAGGGTGCAGATCTACTTATTATTGACGATCCGCATTCTGAGCAGGAGGCTGCTTTAGCGGGTAATGATCCGTCTGTGTTTGACAAGGTACACGAGTGGTATACGTCTGGCCCACGCCAGCGACTTCAACCTGGAGGGTCTATCGTTATCGTGATGACCCGCTGGAGTAAGCGGGATTTGACGGGACAGATCTTAAAGAGTGCGTTAGAGAGAGAAGGCGATGAGTGGGAGGTGATTGACTTTCCCGCTATCTTGCCGAGTGATAAACCTTTATGGCCGGAGTTTTGGAGCTATGAGGAACTGGATGCTCTGAGGACGGAACTGCCTTTACCTAAGTGGCAAGCCCAGTATCAACAACAACCGACTTCGGAACAGGGCGCGATTATCAAGCGGGAGTGGTGGAAGGAGTGGGAGGGGGATAACCCGCCGCAATGTGACTTTTTGATTCAGTCATGGGATACGGCGTTTACGAAGAACGAGCGGTCTGACTATTCAGCTTGTACGACGTGGGGGGTGTTCTATAAGAACGAAGACCAAAACGACGCGAATATTATTCTCTTGGATGCGTTTAAGAGGCGGATGGAGTTTCCGGAGTTAAAGGACAAGGCGTATAGACACTACATGGAGTATGAGCCTGATGCGTTTATTGTTGAGGCCAAGGCTTCTGGAGCGCCGCTGATTTATGAGTTAAGGCAAATGGGAATTCCGGTGCAGGAGTTTACGCCTACGAGGGGGAATGATAAGATAGCCCGTATCAATGCAGTCTCTGATTTATTTGCTTCTGGAAAAGTGTGGGCACCGCGCACGCGCTGGGCAGAAGAGGTGATGGAGGAGATGGCATCTTTCCCAAATTCTGAGCATGATGACTTGGTTGACTCATCGACACAAGCTCTGCTAAGGTTTAGAAAAGGCGGGTTTATCAGATTGAGTTCTGATGAGCCGGATGACGTTACGTATTTCAAAAGACGCAAAGCGTCTTACTATTAAGGGCATACCATGGCTATTTCAAAATCACTATATGCAGCTCCACAGGGACTGGAAGATTTACTACCTCAAGGCATGCCGGATATTGAGATTGAGATCGAAGATCCAGAGGCCGTGCATATTGAGATGGATGGTCTGGAGATTGATCTAGAGCCCGAGATGGAAACATCGGATGACTTTAATGCTAACCTTGCTGAGTACGTTTCTGAAACGGAACTACAGTCTATCGTGAGCACGCTAACCAGCGACTTTGACGATGACGTCTCTAGCCGCAAGGACTGGATCCAGACTTACGTAGACGGGCTGGAGCTTTTGGGTATGAAGATCGAAGAGCGGTCTGAGCCATGGGAAGGAGCTTGCGGGGTTTACCACCCACTACTTTCAGAAGCATTGGTGAAATTCCAGTCTGAGACAATGATGTCCACCTTTCCGGCGGCTGGGCCCGTTAAGACGCAGATCATCGGCAAGGAAACTCAGACTAAGAAGGATGCTGCGGTCCGTGTTGCTGATGATATGAACTATCAGCTCATGGATGTGATGAAAGAATATCGTCCTGAGCACGAGCGCATGCTGTGGGGTTTGGGTCTGTCTGGTAATGCGTTTAAGAAAATTTACTTTGACCCCCATTTGGATCGTCAAGTATCTATCTTTGTTCCGGCTGAAGATATGGTGGTGCCTTATGGTGCTATGAATCTGGAATCTGCCGAGCGCGTTACTCACGTGATGCGTAAGACGGAGAATGAACTTCGCCGCTTACAGGTGGCAGGCTTCTATTTGGATGTTGATTTGGGTGAGCCAGACAATACGCTGGATGAAGTAGAGAAGAAAATTGCGGAGAAGATGGGTTTTCGTGCGACATCTGATGACCGCTATAAGCTGCTGGAGATGCACGTAGACTTAGACTTACCTGGATATGAGCATAAAGATGAAGATGGAAAACCAACGGGTATCGCGCTTCCGTACATTGTCACGCTTGAAAAGGGCAGTAATACGTGTTTGGCGATCCGAAGAAACTGGGATCCTGAAGACGAGACTTATCAGAAGCGCCAGCATTTTGTTCACTATGGTTATGTGCCTGGTTTTGGTTTCTATTACTTTGGCCTTATCCATCTTGTGGGGGCGTTTGCTAAGTCTGGCACCTCACTCATTAGACAGCTTGTCGATGCTGGTACGTTAAGCAATTTACCCGGCGGATTTAAAGCTCGCGGTATGCGGGTCAAGGGTGACGATACGCCAATTGCCCCAGGAGAATTCCGTGATGTGGACGTTCCATCTGGAACGATTAAAGACAACCTTTTACCTCTTCCATATAAAGAGCCAAGCCAGACCTTGCTGCAGCTTTTGAACCAGATCGTGGATGAAGGCCGCAGGTTTGCTAACACAGCGGATCTACAGATTGCCGACATGAACGCCAACTCCCCAGTTGGTACCACATTGGCCATTTTGGAGCGAACATTGAAGACCATGAGCGCCATTCAAGCTCGTGTTCACTACTCAATGAAGCAGGAATTGGGTCTGTTAAAGAAGATCATTGCTGCATATACGCCTGAAGACTACGACTATGAGCCGGTTGAAGGCAGCCGACAAGCCAAACGCTCTGACTATGACAACGTAAACGTCATTCCAGTGTCTGATCCCAACGCTTCAACGATGGCGCAGAAGATTGTGCAGTACCAAGCGGTGCTTCAGTTGGCGCAAAGTGCTCCACAGATGTACAACATGCCACTTTTGCACCGTCAAATGCTGGATGTTTTGGGAATTAAAGACTCTCAGAAGCTAATTCCCATGGATGAGGATCAATTACCCAAAGATCCGGTCACAGAGAACCAAAATATTTTGATGCAAAAGCCTGTTAAAGCGTTTATTTATCAAAATCACCAGGCTCACATCCAGGTTCACATGACGGCCATGCAAAATCCGCACATTCAGCAGCTTATGCAGGGAAATCCTGCGGTTCAGGCGGTGCAATCGGCCATGATGGCGCACATTAACGAGCATCTGGGCTTTGAATACCGCGTACAGATTGAACAGCAGCTTGGATTCTCACTTCCTCCACAGCATGATGAGGCTGGCGAAGATGTTCCAATGAATCCAGAGGTGGAAGCTCAACTTGCACCTATGTTGGCGCAGGCTTCGCAGCGTTTATTGGAGATGAGTCAGGCGCAACAAGCTCAAAAGCAAGCCCAGCAGCAAGCTCAAGATCCTATTGTGCAGATGCAGATGCAAGAGCTGCAAATCAAAGCAGCCGAGCAGCAACGCAAGGCACAAAAAGACGCGCAAGATGCACAGCTCAGGCAAGCACAGTTGGCCGTTGAACAACAACGGATTCAATCTCAGCAAGCTATTGCTGCCGCACAGATTGAGGCGAAACAGAAGAATGAAGAAAGGGCGCTAAACGTAGATGCCTTGAAAGCTGCCGCCCAAATGAAGCAGCAAACTAGGCTGGAGAATAGTCGCAACAACATTAACGCGTTAAAGGCTGCGGTAGATGTTAAACACAAAGATGAACAGCAAAGAAAAGAGTTGTTTGCGGATGCTCTTAAAACTATCCACATGAAAAAAACGAAGGGTGAGTAATGGACGTATTAAGCACCATCACGATTGAACTCGACGCAAAAGTAAAACAGCTAACAGACCATTTAGCTGCTGGCCGTGCCAGTTCTTTTGAAGAGTACAAGCAACTTTGCGGGGAGATCAAGGGTCTGCTCTTCGCAAGGCAATACACAACAGACCTGAAACGAAACTTGGAGAACTCGGACGATGAGTGAAACCTTAGACTTTTCACGTGCGATTGACCTATCTGCACTGATGTCGAAAACGGCTGATGAAAAGGCCAAACAACTACCCCGCCCACAAGGCTATCGCATACTTTGCGCTATCCCAGAAGCGGAGCAGCAATTTGAGGAAAGTGAAGTTGGCTTGGTAAAAGCTGGCGAAACCATGCGCAATGAAGAAACCTTGACCACGGTTTTATTTGTTGTTGATATGGGGAAAGATTGCTACCAGGATAAATCCCGTTTCCCTAACGGCCCTTACTGTAAGCAAGGCGACTTTATCTTGGTTAGACCAAACGCTGGAACGCGATTGGTTATTCATGGACGCGAATTCCGCATCATTAACGATGACTCCGTAGAGGCTGTTGTAGATGATCCACGCGGCATTAAGCGTAAATTTTAAAAGGAGCCGGACATGGCAACAAACCCAAACGACGATTATAAATTCCCCGATGAAGTAGACACTAACGTGGATATTACTGTCGAGGAGGATGGCGATATTGAGATTGAGATTGAAGACGATACACCTGAAGATGATCGTGGCCGAACCCCAGTCTCTCAAGATGTGGTTAGACAGCTTGAAGTAGAAACTGACGAGCTAGATAAATACAGCAAGGACGCCAAAGACAAGCTCATTAAGATGAAGCGGGTCTGGCACGATGAACGCCGTGCCAAAGAAGAGGCGTACCGTGAGCAGCAAGAGGCTATTAACATGGCCAGAAAGCTCATGGAAGAGAACAAACGTATGTCCACCATGATCCAAAATGGTAGCCAGGAGTACGTTAGAACCATTCAAAACTCTGCCCAAATGGAGTTAAAAATGGCCCAACGTGCATATAAAGATGCGCGTGATATGGGTGATACGGACGCCGAAATGGAAGCCCAGCAGGCAATGCAGGCGGCCAACTTACGCGTCATGCAGGCAAACAATTTTCGTATGCCCTCTTTACAAGAGGAAAAATATGAAGTACAAACGCCTCAAGAGCAAGTTCAACAAGCTCCCCGCCCGGACAATCGGGCAATGGAGTGGCAAGAACGCAATTCCTGGTTTGGACAAGACGAGGAAATGACGGCTGCGGCGCTAGGGTTACACGAAAAACTCAAGCGTCAAGGTGTGCCAGTTGGCTCTGATGAGTACTATACGACGTTGGACCGAACGATTCGTAGAAGGTTCTCTGAGAATTTTAACGAGCCTGAAAAGGCTGATAGTGAATCTGTTGCCCGTACAAAACCGAGCACGGTGGTTGCGCCAGCTACGAGAAGCACTTCATCTAAAAAGATAAAGTTAAGACAATCGCAGATTGCAATATCCAAGAAACTTGGATTAACACCAGAACAGTATGCACTTGAACTTAGAAAATTGGAGAATAGATAATGGCTGAAACTAGAACACCACGTGAAATTGAAACCCGAGAAGTTAGCATGCGCCCTAAAGAGTGGGCACCGGCAGAGCTTCTCCCCGAGCCCGACAAGCAGGCTGGGTTTGCATATCGCTGGATTCGTGTCTCTACAATGAACAATCCTGACCCCCGCAACATTTCTGCGAAACAACGCGAGGGCTGGGAACCAGTACGTATAGAAGAGCAGCCGAAATTTCAACTCTTAGTTGATCCCAATAGTCGTTTTAAAGACAACATTGAGATTGGCGGACTATTGCTTTGCAAGAGCCCGAGTGAGTTTATTGCTCAACGTAATGCTTATTACGCCAAGCAAACACAAGCTCAAACGGAAGCTGTAGACAATAGTTTCATGCGTCAAAGCGATGCGCGGATGCCGCTCTTCCAAGAGCGTAAATCTTCAAGTAGCTTTGGCAAAGGTACTTAAATTTAAATAGGAGTCTTTTATGGCTTATCCCGATGTTACGGCCCCTTACGGCCTAAAGCCGATCAATCTGATCGGTGGTCAGGTATTTGCTGGTTCTACCCGCAATTTACCTATCCAGTACGGTTACAA